CTTTTACACGATTTAAATATGATGATAGTAGAACAAAAAAGGCATTACAACAAGCAACTGACCCAAGCAGATGGATTTTAAATGTTCCAGGTAATGGAGAGAACCCTTGTTATATTGAAGACCCTCAAATTATAATACAAAAATGGGGTGCTAATTTAAGAACCAATACTATAAATTTAGAAAGTGAATTACGAGGTATTAATCGACAATTAAATCACGATTGTTTAGGAGTAAATAATTATAAAATACAATCTGTTAAAACAACTGAAATCAAATATCCGGTTTGTAATAAATTATTTACTGAACAAAGTCGAGCAACTAATCCAGCTTGGTGGTATAGAGATTTAGAACAAGTTGATTGGGGTTATCCTCCATTAAATCCTCAAGAAAATACATGCTTACCTTTTAATAATAATTTAAACACTCGTATTTTAGAAAAAGATTATTTTACACCTAAAAGAGATTGTATTATAAATGAATTATCTACACGATTTTAAAGAACAATCTAATTCTTGTTTATCTTTGCAATAAATTAATTAAAATAAATTTGTTTATATATATAATGGAATTAGCAATACCTTTTTTAGCATTAAGTGGTATGTATGTAATATCAAATCAAACAACACCCAATCGTGAAAATACTTCTAACGAAAATTATTCAAATATGGGAAATAAAGCTAATTATTTACCAAATACAAATATTCCTCCTCAAAATTTTCCAATCAACAATTTAAATCAGTTACAAGATACAATACAAGAATATCCAAACCCTAATACTGCGACTGATAAATATTTTAATCAAAATTTATATGAAACTAAAGTTAAATTAGGATTACCGGTAACTGATAATATTCAAGAAGTATTTTCATTAACTGGCGATTATTTAAAAACCGAACAATTTAAGCATAATAATATGGTTCCATTTTATGGTGGAAAACCTAAAGGAAATACTTATCATTCTAATACTTCTGAAAGTATTTTAGATAATATGATTGGAAATGGAAGTCAAAATATTAAAAAAATAGAACAAGCCCCCTTATTTAAACCAGAACAAAATATGCAATGGACTTATGGTGCCCCTAATAATAGTGATTTTTATCAATCTAGAGTAAATCCAGGGACAAAAATAAATAATGTAAAACCATTTGATAGTATATTAGTTGGACCTGGATTAGATAAGATAGATGATATAAATGGGTCAGGAGGATTTAATTCAGGAATGGAATCACGAGATAAATGGCTTCCTTATACAGTGGATCAATTAAGAGTAGTTACCAATCCTAAATTAGAATATACATTAAATGATTTAGAAGGACCTGCTAATTCATTTATTAAAAAACCTCCAATAAAAGAATTATTGGGAAGAATTGAAAAAAATAGACCCGACCGTTTTTATATTAATTCTCAAGACCGCTATTTTACTACAACAGGTGCTTCAAAAGGAGAAACCTTACGACCTATTCAAGAAATGGGTATTATAAGAAAAAACGATTTATTAACTGATTACAGTGGCCCAGCTGGACCTGCTGATGTAAAAGCTGGTTATGCACCCGAAAATTTTGAAAATTCAAAACGAGTACAATTACCTTGTTTAGATGTTAACCCATCTAGTGCTATTGGACGAGGGTCTATTATAGATGGCGATAATAATTTACGAAGTCACACTAATTATGAAAATCATCGTTCTACACTAACACAACCTGATACTATGAGAAGCGGATTTAGCCGAACAATTGGGGCGGTTATTGCACCTTTATTTGATATTTTTAAACCAACACGAAAAGATGAAACAATTAATAATATTCGTATTTATGGTGAAGCTAAAAGTAATGTTCCTGGAAGTTATGTTTATAATCCTAATGATACTACCAAAACAACTAATAAAGAAACCACTATTTATTCACCTAATTTTAATATCAATAACCAAAAAGAAAGCCTTTATGTTAATAATTATACCTCTCCTGATATTACACAGAGAGATACTACTAGTTGTGAATATTATACCGCTGCAGGAGGATATGCTACTGCTTATGGAGATATGAGTTATGATGCCGCTTATAATCAACATAATAATGATATTAAATCTAGCACCATTATGAATAGAACTACACAAGGAGGTACACAAATTTTTAATCAAAATATGAATGTTACCTCTATGAGAGAAGATACAAATAGATATGATAACTGGACTGGACCTGCTAGTTCAGTAACACCTAAAGGACCATCTGTTTCTACTTATGGATCTATTTCTGCACCACAATATTATGATGAAAACTTTAATTGTAGTCGTATTGATGGAGATTTATTGACTGCTCTTAAAAATAACCCTTACGTACACCCATTTACAAGTGTTGTTTAATATATGTGAAAATATATTAAAGCTATATTTATATTATTTTTAGATTACACTTAATTATGAATATTTATAAATCAAATTCTGTTAAATATTTTATTGATTTTAATAAATGGCTTCTATCTAATCCCAATTATTATTATATATATTGTCAATTAGGCAAACCCAAACCATTTGATGTTACATTGAGAGACGGGTTACAAGGATTACCTTTAGAACAACAAGTTAAATATAATTTAAACACCAAAACCACTATTTATAATGAATTGAAATCATGTGAATTAGAAAATATTGAAATTGGTTCTATTGTTTCTGATAAAATTTATCCAATATTTAGTGATACTTTATCTTTTTTTAGTCTTGTTAATACACCAACCTCTATATTACCTATTAATAATTATATTTTAATACCTAATTTTAATAAATACAACAAAGTCTGCAAAACATCTCAAATTAAACATTTCTCTTTATTAAGTTCAGTTTCTAATACATTTCAATTGTCTAATACACACATGACATTACAACAGTCTGATGAAGATATATCAAATATATTAAAACAAGATTTAATGAATTCTACTTTTAAATTATATGTGTCTTGTATTAAAGAATGCCCTATAGAAGGTATTATTAATAATGATTTTATAGTAAATCGGTTACTTAAATTGAATAAATTTAATGTCAATAAATTATGTTTATCTGATACTTGTGGCTCTTTAATAGCAAATGATTTAGAGTATATTATAACAACATGTTATAAATTCGGTATGGTACCAAGCAATTTCTCTCTACATTTACATGTAAAACCTAATAGAGAGACTGAAGTAGAACAACTTATTCATAAAGCATTAGATTTACATATAATTGATTTTGATGTTTCATTTCTGGAAACAGGAGGTTGTGCAAAAGTTCTTGGAAATAATAATATTAAACCTAATTTAAGTTATGAATTATATTATAATTCATTAAAATCTTATATTATCAAACAATAATTCATTAAAATCTTATATTATCAAACAATAATTATCAATACTTTTATATTATCAAACAATAATTATCAATACTTTTATATTATAAAAGTATTGATTTAAATATATTTATTTAAATATTATAACAAATCAATAATGATTTTAAACATTCATCAAAATATCAAAGATAAATTAGAATACTTTTTATCAATTCATAAAATACCAAATATTATGTTTCATGGTCCATCTGGATGTGGTAAGAAAACGATTGTTAATGAGTTTATTCATAAAATATATGACAATGATAAAGAACAAATTAAATCTTTGGTTATGTATGTAAATTGTTCTCATGGAAAAGGAATCAAATTTATTCGCGACGAATTAAAATTCTTTGCAAAAACTCATATACATTCTAATAATGGAAATATTTTTAAAAGCATAATACTTTTAAATACTGACAAATTAACAATTGACGCTCAATCCGCATTACGAAGATGTATTGAATTATTTAGTCACAATACACGTTTTTTTATTGTTGCTGAAGATAAATATTGTTTAATGAAACCTATCTTATCCAGATTTTGTGAAATTTATGTTCCAGAACCAATGCATAATAATAACATTATTAATCTTTATCAATTTAACTCCAACGAAACCTTTAAAATGAATGATTTACATTTAATTAAATCCGATAACTTGAAAAAAATATTAAATAAATTCAGTAATAAAAATGTAAAAGTTCCAGAATTAGTTGAATTAGCTTCTAAATTATATGAAAAAGGTTATTCAGGATTAGATATACTATTTCTTTTAGAAAATAACAAATTTCTTGAAAATAAAATAAATATCGAAAAAAGATATGAATTACTTGTTTGTTTCAACAAAATTAAAAAAGAAATTAGAAATGAAAAATTAATAATGTTGTTTATTTTAAATTTTATTTTTTTGAGTTTAAAAATCTCTTTAGAAAATATAAGTTTTATGTAAATGGATGATTTTAATATTGGTTCTCTCCACGAATCTCGTAATGAATGGTGTGTTAAATTATTAACAATATTGACCCCCCTTGTAATTGAAGGTTATAAATCAATTTTTAATGAAGCTTATAAATTATGTAAGGAAAATCAAGAAGAAGAAAAGTATCTTATGACATTTCAAAATTTTATACAACGTATTCCTAAATGGAACTCAGTTATTATTGAAACAGAGAGAAAACGTATTATTGAAAAATCTGGATGTCTTTATTTAGAAGATTTAGTATGTTGTGTACATATAATTCAATTAAAAACATTAACTGCAATGAGAGTAGGACACAAACAAAAAAAGATTGACATAAGTATTCCTAAATTAGATGATTTTATTCATAAAGTTTATATACAAACTGCTAGGAAAATATATAAAAATGTATATTTATTTCAAATAAAAATAGATCCACTACAAATCTTAAAGCATAACAGAGAATTAGAAATAATCGTCCAAGAATGTATTTTAAACACAATTAGAGACAGTATTCCAGTAGAAACCATCTTAAAAGCTTATATGGAAGAAACAATTGAAGAAAATATTACAGAAGAAATTAATGAAGAAATCATCACTGAACCAATTATATCGGTTCCCTCTCCTGAAATTCCTAGATTGCCCCCAAATTTATCGCCATCATCTTCATCTTCTCAAAACTTATCGCCCCCAACTTTCTCTCATCTTAAGCAATCCTCTCCTGATGAAATAAAACTGAATTTTACAGATGATATGATTGATTTAAATTTAATTGATATTGATATGAATAATGAAATTACAGATAATACTCCTCTTAAATTGCTTCCTGATTTATTACAAGATGATATAGAAATTTTAGATTAAGTTTTTATATTATTAAGCTTAGTTAGTTTATAAATTGCGTATAATTTTCTATAAGTTAATGATTTTATAAATTAAATGAATAATATATTTATCATTGCAATTATAATTGCTTTAGTTTATTTATTAGCAAAATTTATTGAAATGAGATTTATTTTAAAAGAAAATAAACCTTTTAAATTGTTATTTCGAGATACTATTTTAGTATATTTTAGTGTTGTTATTGGATATTTTGTTTTAGAACAAATTAAGCCTATTATACAAGGTGGGGGTGAAGGCATTAACATTACACCAGTATTTACAGATAATCCCGGATTTTGATTTTGATATTATATAAGAGAGAAGTAATTAACGCCCCGTCCATACTTTTATGATTTCTTTTGGCACATAACCATCCTTTATATTGTTTTCATATTCATTATAATCATAACCCCATTTCAAATAAGTCATTATATTTCCTAATAATGACTTTTTATTATTAATATTTACATTTTCTGTAAAAAATATACAACCCATTATTCTCTCTAAACAACATCTATCTGCTCTACACGTAACTACCTTTAACAAATTCGTTATTTTGTATTTTTCTTCAATATATAATAAAAAAGTATGATTTATAAAACTCTGCACACCAAAACAACCAAACCACTTTGTATGAGGCATTCCTAATATTACTTCATTCAATGTTATCTTTTGCATAACATTTATGGAATTTTTTAAATTACGACTTATACGTAATGTATTGGCTATATTTTCTTTGTCTGGATTAAAATGCCAGAATGGTATCACTTTTGTGCCATTATTTATCAATTTTTCAAAATTAATTCGTTTGTGAAAAAAAATACTATCATGTATTATTATAGCATTTTCAAAAAATTTAGTTTTTGCGTAATAATAATAAGGCAATAATTCACCTCTGCCTTTAAAGTCACTTTCAATTGTTAATACATTTTTATAAGAAAACTCTGGTTTTAAAAATGTTTTATTACTATTATCATCTATTATAACTATTGGAATTAATGGGTAAAATTGTCTCAAATTAATAATGCATTTATTCCAATATTTATTGGTTGTTTCAGAATTAACATGTCGGGTTATTATAAAACCATAAGAATTCATATAATATATATTTATTTTAACAAAAAAAATAGATTTTTTTGTTAAATGTTATTCGCAAGAGAATTAAAGGTTATTCACAAGAGAAGTTTATTTTGCTTTATACAAAACTTGGAATTTTATCTATATTTATTAAACCTGATGTTTTTGTAAGTTTTTCAGTTATTACATATTTACTAAACTCGGGTCTATTTAATTGTGCTTGAGGAGTATGGTTATGGACGCATCTTGCAATCATTTTATATAACTTAAACTCTGGATATCTCTCTTGTCCGTTTGTTTTATAAAGCATATTTAATCCTTTATCATCTAAACACCATTCTATTATTAATTTTTTAATTGGATCATTTATTTTGGTATCATCAATCATAAAATCAAACATGGCACAAGCTAATCTACATAAATCAAAACTAAAATTAGGTTCTAATCTTGGTTTTTTTTCATTTAAATAAGGTTCTATATTATATTGAGACGAAGCATCGCCCCCAATTTTATAACTGTCACTACAAAATGTTTTACCATTAAATTTATAAATACTTCTACCAAAATCAATTATTTTAATAATTCTCCCAAATGTAGGAACTTTATATATTTTATTATTAAATTGATAATACATAAATTTTTTGTTTGTTGGAATATACATTACATTATTTGTATGCAAATCATTATGAGTAAATGCAAATGCTTTTTGATAAGTAATTAATATCATTATGATTTGCATAAGTATTGAATACCATTCGTCATTTGTTAATTCTTCTGTCATAATTAAATTATCCAAGGTATCTTCGCAAAATTCCATACCAATAACTTGTACTGGAAATTTAGGAATGATTACATTTAATATTTCATCATCATTTTCATCATCATCTTCGTTATCATCTTCATTATCATCTTTGTTAGCATCTTCATTATCATCTTCGTTATCATCTACAACGTTGTTTAGTTCATCTGCATCTACTTTATCAACATCTTCTTTATTGGCTAATATATTCCCATTTTCTTTAGTTTCATAATCATTGTCGAGTTCGTCTAAAAACTCATTCTCTCCAACATAGAGATTAGAAATTGAGGTATGAGATGTTCTAGAAGAACACGTTGAGTTTGACTTTAAAGAGGTTTTATCATCTGTTGATGAAAACTCAAACATGTCAATTTCATTTAAATTAAATTCAGTAGTTATATTCTCTCCTTCTATACAATTAGGTTGATTACCAAATAAATTTTCAAAAAGACTATCATCAATTGATTGAATTGATAATGCTGATTTTATACTGGTGTCGTGAATTATTATAGGTTTTTTATCTACATTAATTTGATTAAACATAAATAAGTTTTCATCATCAATTTTAAATAAAATGTTTTTATTTTTATTGAAAAACTCATTTTTTGATAAATAATCAATATCATCAAATATATTTAATTTAAAATCATTTTTAATTGCTAAAAATGAACCATAATAATCAACCCCATGTATAAAAGAATGGGTATGTATTAAGGTGCTTGATAAAAATAAAAACATTCCATCAACATAAGCCGAGTTATTTACATCAATAAGTTTTTCATTAATATCATTTACAGTTGAAGATAATTTGGGTAAATTTAATAAATCGTTAGGTCGTTTATGATTACCACATAAAAATTTAAAAGGGTCTAATAATGGTGCCATTTTAAAAAATACTGGAACTATTTTTTTTACATTATTGGTAGTGTTTTGAATGACAGACTTATATAAATTATCAATATCATCCATATTTTCATTTACATTAATAATATTCCATTTATTGTTTAAATTGATATTATTATAATTGGTATCATTTAAAGAGAAAAACCGATTATAAATTGGTATATAATTTTGTATATTACTTAAATAAAGGGTAGAGGGTTCTTCTAAAGATTTAAACAGTTCAGTATTTTTTCTTTTTTTATAATTAATCTCTATCATTAGCAAATTATAATATAAATAATATGTTTATTAAACTAATAAATATATTATTTATATAATAATATGTTTATTAAACTAATAAATATATTATTTATATAATAATTTGCTAAATGTTTTATGCAAATTTAGAGAATTTACGGTTTATTACAATATATTAAATCTTCTTATTTATTTTCTTTAATAAATAAATATGACAATCCAATTAAAGAGGTTTGATATGAAAACTATTAATTTTAAAGGAGGTCATGAATCTAAAGGACCTGTAATTGTATTAATAGGTAAACGTGACACTGGAAAAACGTTTCTTGTAAATGATATTTTATTTCATCAACAAGATATACCTATTGGAACTGTTATATCAGGCACAGAAGAAGGTAATGGATTTTATTCTAATATTGTTCCTAAATTGTTTATACATAATGAATATAATACTGCTATTATTGAAAATGTATTGAAACGACAGCGAACTGTATTAAAACAAATTAAAAAAGAATTACAAATGTATAAAAAAACAAACATTGACCCCCGAACTTTTGTTATTATGGATGACTGCTTATATGATAACACTTGGACGAGAGATAAAATGATGAGATTAATATTTTTAAATGGGCGACACTGGAAAATCATATTAATCATAACTATGCAATATCCTTTAGGAGTTCCGCCTACATTAAGGACTAATATTGATTTTGTTTTCATTTTAAGAGAAAATATTATTTCAAACAGAAAGCGAATTTATGACAATTATGCAGGAATGTTTCCAACCTTTGAAGCCTTTTGTCAAGTTATGGATCAATGTACTGAAAATTATGAGTGTTTAGTCGTCCATAATAACTCAAAATCCAACACATTAACAGACCAAATATTTTGGTATAAGGCTGAAACACATAATAGCTTTAAATTAGGGTCTAAAGAATTTTGGGATTTGTCAAAAGAAATGTTATCGGATGATGAAGATGATAAATATGACCCAAATGCTTATAAAAAGAAAGGTTCTGGTCCTAAAATTACGGTTAAAAAAACAAAATGGTAAAACTTTTGCTTTTATTATAAAAAGCAAACATTTGTTACCAATAAGGAGTCTAATCTTGCTTTTGTTATAACAAAAGCAAGATTATATACCAATAACTGGTAATAATAAATAGTAATTAAATAACTTGTGGGGTATTAGGTGTAAATTATTTGCTTGATGCAACTTAAAAGCAAGATTTTATTTAAGGATATAGGGTCTTATAAAACAAATCTTGCTTTGGGTAAATCCAAAGCAAGATTTTATACTTATATAATTTTTATATAATATCTTGCTTTTATTTATTTTGCTTTTATTTATCTCACTTTTATTTATCTCACTTTTATTTATCTCGCTTATATATATATAAGCGAGATAGTATTTAAAGACAACTCTATATACTATTTATTAATGGTACTTGATATTGTAGAGCTTATTGAGAAAAATCCTATTACAAAATTATCTACTGATTATAATATAAGACTTCTTTCAAAAATTAAAACAAATTTTACTGATTTTGAACAACAATTATTTTTATCCAGTTTTTATTGTTATTTAAATTATCATACTATTAATGATTTTATTATTGATTTAGATGATATTTGGAAATGGCTAGATTTTACACATAAAGCTAATGCAAAAAATTTATTAGAAAAATATTTTATTATTAATAAAGATTATACAAAATCACGCGATATAACTACAACTCAACCTTTTAATGAAAAAAAACACGGAGGACAAAATATTAATAAATATTTTGTTACTATTAAATGTTTTAAATCTTTTTGTTTAAAAGCTGGAACAACTAAAGCTACTGAAATTCATGCTTATTATATGAAATTAGAAGAAGTTTTGCAAGAAACAGTTGAAGAAGAATGTAATGAATTAAAAAAACAATTAGAACAAAAAGACACAACTATTAATGAACTAAAACAAACCGCCGAACAAGAAAAAACTCTTTTAATAAAAGATAAACAACGAGCAGTTGAACTTGCTATAGTAAATCAATTTCCAGTTAATACTGAATGTATTTATTTTGGAACAATTGATAACACTAACGAAAACAATGAATTATTAATTAAATTCGGGCATACAAATGATTTACAAAATCGGGTATGGAATCATCATAAAACATATAATAATTTTAATCTAACCAATGCTTTTAAAGTTCTTAATAAAGTTGAAATAGAAAATCTAATAAAAAATGATCCTAAAATAAAAAAACATATTCGTTCTATTGAAATAAACGACAAAAAGAAAACTGAAATTATTGCATATGATACTACATATTTTACTATAAATAAATTATCCAAATACATTCAAGATATTATTAATTCAAAAACATATAGCATTGATAACTTTAATCGTATTATAGATGAAAATGAAAAATTGACTGACGAAAATAATTTATTAAAACAACAGCTACATAAATACACCGAAACAAATCATCAGCAGAGTCTTGAATTAAATACACTTGAATTAAAAATAATTGAACTTGAAAAGATTATTGCTACAACTGACAAAGAAGAACAATCAGTATATACCAATGTCTTATTACCTGAAGATGAATTGACTACTAAATTTAATGAATTTATTGATACTATTTGTGTTGTAAGACCTGATGTAGAAGAACTCTCTGCAAATATTGAAGGACGATACAGATTATGGAGTAAATTAAAACCAACTAAAGAAATATATCATTCACTTAAAAATTATCTAGATATAAGGTTTAAACAAAAAAAAATAGACGGACATCACGGATATATTGGTGTTAAATTAATTCCTGTTGTATATAAAAAGCGTTACAAGGATTTAGATGTTGAAAATTTTATTTTTCATGTTTGTAAATTTACGGATACTGGAAAAATACTGAATTCGGTTTTATTACAAGAATTTAATAAATGGAATCTTTCTCTTAATAAAGAAGTTAATATAAATGCAATAAAAGAGATTAAAGAATATTTAAATTTTTCTCCTTATGCATTGAACTCAACTGTATGGACTTCACAAGGTAGTAATGAAGGATATTATGGTATCTCTCTAAAAGATGAAATTTATAAACCTAAATATGGTTCAACAACTGGAAAAAAAGTAGAAAAACGAGCGATTGAATCAAATGTTGTAATTTCTTCATGGAATACAATTGCTGATGCTGCTTTACACGAAAATATATGCAAAGCAAAAATGAGTCGTAATGTTAAAAATAAAACAATTTATAATGACTATTATTATTGTGTTGCAGAAACTTAAAACTATTTCTTTTTTTTTATTATAATTTTATATAATATGAAAAAATATCCCAAAGAAAACAGTTCTCTCTTATTGTTGATAATTAGTATAAGTATTGGTATTTGCGTTTGTATTTTAATTGCTTATTTAATTTACTCGTCTATTCATACACAACATATTTCTCAAAAGGTAATTATTAAACCTCCTTCAAATGAAAATAATTATTTTCAAAATTTGTTAAATTATCCTTATAATAATTTAAATAAAGATATTGTTTTAAACCCTTATGCTCCACCATTAAGAGATGAGAGATATTTGATAACGGATAATTTAAGTTTTCCAAATGGTAGAATACCTATTAATATTTCAACCAATGTAGGAGCAGTTGAAACGCCATATAGACAATTAGGAATATTAACTCCTTTAAATGGAAGTTCAAAAGATAATATATTACCTTTAATGGGTAAGCCGTTATTTACAAATAGAAATATGTGGAATTATTATACAACAGGTAATCAACATAATAATATAAAATTGCCAGTCTCTCGTAAGGGTAAAAGTTGTACGAATGAATATGGATGTGATAAATTATATAATGGTGATACTATTTATATAGAAGGTATAAATGAAGCGTATAGAGTTACTGAATATGATAATGATACAATAAGATATTTACCCTTTTATTAAGGATTAATTTAATCTTATTTTTAATACTAAATCATTAAGGGTTAATTAAGGATTAAGTTAGTCTTGTTTTTATATTAAATTATTAAGGATTAATTAAGGATTAATTAAGGATTAATTTAGTCTTATTTTTAAGCTTGTTTATTACCACCTGTTAATTTTTTAGCCATATCCATAATGTTACCTAATCCATCTTTATTATTCATACTGCCTAATATTCCTTGTGCTTGTTGTAACATTGGTGCCATATTTTTTATAAATGGTTCAATACTTTTCATAGATTCAGTTAATTGCATTTGTTGTTTCATTAATTTTTGTGTATCATCAGTTAAACTTTTAATCCCATCACTTCCTAATATTTTATTTAAATCGTCATAAGCACTTTCTACAGTTGATGCATAATCAATATTATAACCACCTTTTTTAACACGACCTACCTCAAATGATTCCTCATTAGGCTGTGCATCAGCATCGTCGGTCGATTGCTTTGCTTCGGCTTTTTTTTGTTTTTCATCCGTAAGTTTATTGATTTTTAATTTATCATCTAATTTATCCTTATTTTTATCCTTATTTTCCATACCTTCTCTTTTGGGATGATATAAATTAATTAATATTAATGGAACCCCTAAAACAATAATCATATTTTTACTAAAATACGTTAATAGCAAAGCAAATAAAATAAAATAAACAATAGATGTAAAATCATTCAACACGATTAACCCAATAATATTTAGTATTGCTAATACTAAAATTACATTTAAAACTATTTTACTTGTTAGAAATTTAAAAAGAGTGTCGTTTAGTTTCATTATATATATAATATTTAAAAAAAAATGAAATAATATATATATTAATATATAGGTTTTAATATATTATAAAATGAACTACAATATTGAGACTGATTTTAATAGTGAGATTGACACTGAATATTATAGTGATGTTGATAATGAATCCGATTCTGAAGATATCATAGCTAAACATTATTATAATCCTGAAGAAATATCAAAAACTAAAAACACAATTGTATTATGCCAATTATATAATTGTAAAAATTTTGGTAATCTTACTATTGATAATCAAATTGTTGAATCACATTATTTAGTATTTCAACGTTTTAAATTATTAAATATGGAGTTAATTAATATGCATATTAAAATACTTACTAATTTTATATTATGCTTTGTTAATAGTAATAGAAATAGAATTAAACATCCTTTATTTAAAAATTATATAAATATTATACAACACCCCAATTATATTCAACCTGAAATAGCAGAATGTATTTATTTAAAAACAAATGAATGTATTGCAATTAAAAAAACTATTTGGATAAGATTAATTCAACGAAATTGGAAAAAAATTATGAAACAACGAACCATTATATTAGATGAAAGACAACACTATAAATCTTTACATTATAGAGAAATATATGGTATATGGGATATTACTTGCCGAAATTTACCTACCATTAAAGGAATGTTATATAATTTATTACAAACAACTAAACCGCCAATAAGTATTAATTAATACTTATTTAAGGCATATTTAAGCATTAATTAATCCAAATTTAAGACAAATTTAAATTTATATCGTTTCTTATGAAATACTTATTATATACATTTTTTTCATATCCCAAATATGTTTCCTGTTTTATATCTAAATTATCCCATATTAATTCAATTATAATTGGATATAATAATAGGGTTCTCTGTTGCACAAAATTATAAGAACCCGATTTTTTATATTTTATAATTTTTTTAAAGGTTTCAAATCTTGGTGTAAGAGAGAACCTATTTTTTATTAAGGTTAATACATCATCATAATTGTAAAGTAAATCTTCATAATTAATTAAAATATAATTTTTTACTTTATGTGGAATTATATTTGTTAAATACCAATTTTTTAGTTTTCTTAATTCAAATATGTTTTTATATTTTTGTCCTGTCATGTAATTTAAATCGTTTATTATTATTTTTTCTTGATTCATAAAATTTAAATTTGAATAAATATCATTGTTTGTCTCTACCGAATAAAACGGATTTAATAAAAAACTTAAAATATTCTTTTTATTTTCTTTTGGAATATTATGCAATTCAGCATAATAAGAATTTATCCAATTTACTGGATTACGAATTATTCCAATAAATAAAGTATTGTCATAGCTTTTATTATATTTATTAAAACAAAAAAAATGTTTATTTCTTCCTTCATTATTATAATTTAACACAAAATTAGTTGTAATTGCTTCTTCTAAAAAATTAGTTCCACTACATCTCTCTCCAAATAATTCAAAATGTAATATACTCATATTATTATATATTTAAATAAATTTAAATTCAAATTATTTAGTATTTATATATGTTTTTATACTTTTTATACTATTTCGTTTAGTATTTCTATACATATATCCTCCTTTAAACCCTTTTTGCGTTTTTTTTAATTTACGATGTTTACTTCGTTTACCTCCTGCAAAACCATCTAAATTTATATTATTATCTACTAATCCTGTTTTTATTGAACTTTCTATACTATTTATATCTTGTGGATTTAATATCACATCATCTCCGTAACTATTTATTATTCTAGCTATTAAATCATGTATAATATCTTTATTTTCAATATTATTATTATCTAAATAGTTTGTCAATTCTTGAAGACTTAATTGTTTATTTAATATATTGAATTTATATTGTTTAATTGTATTTGAAGTTGAAGGTGAAGGTGAAGCTGATGTTTGAGGCGAGGTTGCAGGTCTATTTGTAACATCCTTTAAATTAATTGCATTTGAAATATTTTGAATTGATTCTTCAATATTTTTAAATACTTCTTCAATATTTGCAACATTTTCATTATTTATTGGCTCATTTGAAATATTATCTAATTTATCAACTGCTTCATTTATTGCTATGGTTGCTTGTTTTATACGAGTTATCAAATTTGAATTTTCTGTTTTTAAATCACTTATTTCTTTTTGCATTTTTTGTATTGTTTCATTTGTAGAGTTTGTTTGATTTGATAATTTTTCTTTTTGTGTTTCAATTTCTTTCGTAGCAACCATTAATTTATTATTTAACTCTGTGATTTGTGCATCTTTCTCTTCAATTGTGGTTTTTAATGCATTTATTTTAGTTTCATTTTCTTTAATCAATTTGTCCAACTGAGTTTTAAATTCCTCTGCTTGTTTATTTAATTTATCGGTTATATCACCTTTATTAGTTAACTCGGTTTGAAGAGCAGTTAATTGGTCATCTAACAATTTTTTTTCTTCTGTTATTTTTCTCAAAGAGGCTTCTAATTCATCTATTTTTGTTTGTTTTGTTGTTATGTCTGTGTTACATTTAGTCTGTAAACTATTAAATTTTTCTTGCAAACTATTTTTTTCAATTTGAAGCTTATTTAATTTATCTTTTAAATCATTTTGTTCTTTCAATTTTGAATTACAAATACCTTCATTGTTATCTACTTTTTCTTGCAAATCTACTACTTTTGCTTTTAAAGTTTTTATATTATTAGCTAAAACTTTTATCTTATCATTTATTTCTAGCAATCTTTTTAACATAAATCCTGAAAACTCTTTTTGTTGTTTTACATTTGCATCTATAAACGTTTTTGCGGTTGATAACCTTTTTAGGCTTTTTTCAAATTCATTTAAAAAATCACTCATATATAATAATTATAAAATTAATTTTTTATTTAATTTGTTTCACGCACTAACAAATTTATATTAGTTTTTAACATATTTAATTCATTTATTATTTTTTGTTGTTCATGTCTTGCATCTTCTATATTATTTTCACTTAATTCACCAGATTTTCTCAAATCTTTTACATATCTTTTTAACAAACCCAACGCAATCAACTGGTCTCTTTTTTGATTTATTATATAATTATTATATTTTATATAATCATTTCTTACTTCAGTTAAATATTCATTATTTTTTGTTATATGTTTTAACTTTTTTTGTTTCTCTAATAATAAATCTCTTTTTGATTCTATTAAATAAGTTATCTTTATAAAATAATCATCTTTTTGTAGTAAAGATACTTTATTATTATAAGCTAAAACTGGCAGCATAGTTAAATTATCATATTATTATTATTTAATGAAAAAAATTTAAAATCTTTACTATATATAATTTAGAATGTCTAAACAACTAATCGAACCTTTACTTGCACCTGATGATAATAGATTTGTTATGTTTCCTATCAAATATAACGATATTTGGGAAATGTATAAAAAACAAGTCGATTGTTTTTGGAGACCTGAAGAAATCGATTTAACTAAAGATTTAAATCATTGGGAAACCTTAAACATTGACGAACAATATTTTATATCTATGATTTTAGCATTTTTTGCGGCAAGTGACGGAATCGTATTAGAAAATTTAGCATCTAAATTTATGATGGAAGTTCAAGTATCTGAGGCTAGAGCATTTTATGGATTTCAAATCGCAATGGAAAACATACATAGTGAAACTTATAGCAACTTGATTGAAACCTATATTAAAAATACTACTGAAAAACACAAACTTTTCAATGCTATCGAACACTTTCCATGCATTAAAAAAAAATCTGATTGGGCTCTTAAATGGATTCGTGATAATAGAAGTAGTTTTGCTACTCGATTAATTGCTTTTGCTTGTGTTGAAGGAATCTTTTTTAGCGGATCATTTTGCAGTATTTATTGGTTGAAAAATCGTGGATTAATGCCTGGACTTACTTTTTCTAATGAATTAATTTCACGAGATGAAGCACTTCATTGCGAATTTGCTATTTTATTGTATTCTAAATTAATTAAAAAAGTTGATAAAACCCGAGTTTATGAAATTGTTAAAGAAGCTGTTGAAATTGAAACCGAATTTATATGTGATGCATTACCTTGCCGATTAATTGGGATGAATTCCGAATTAATGTCTCAATATATTCAATTTTGTGCAGATAGATTAGTCGTACAGCTTGGTTACAAAAAAATTTATAATGTTAGCAATCCATTTCAATTTATGGAACTTATCAGTTTAGAAAGCAAAACCAACTTTTTTGACCGTAAAGTTGATGCATATGCATTAGCTAACAAATCTTATGGAGATAAGATTTTTAATCTTACTGAAGATTTTTAACCACTTTTTCTTTAACTACTTTTTCTTTAACCACTTTTTCTTTAACTACTTTTTCTTTAACTACTTTTTCTTTAACTACTTTTTCTTTAACCACTTTTTCTTTAACCACTTTTTCTTTAACTACTTTTTCTTTAACTACTTTTTCTTTAACTACTTTTTCTTTAACTACTTTTTCTATTTTCTTTTTACCTAACGTTTCAGTTGAATAATCAATATTTAATTTTTTATTAGCATTTATGCTTGAGATTTTACCCAATAATGTCGTAAATTGTATATTATTATTATGACAATTTAAGGTTGCTCGTATTGTATTGCATGCTACATAAGGTTCTAATTCCCAATTTGCATTGGTATGTATTACATTATTAACTAAATCATAATCAGATATAGCATCAGCTGAATATGATATTCTGTCTAATCCAACCTGCAGTTGTTTAGTCATTAATATATTACTTATATAATTTTCATGAATCATCAACGGATGTATATCATTTGCTAACCAATAAGTATTGTATTTATTTTCAAATGTATTACAAATTGACAATATATCTTTAGTCGTTTCAAATATATTATCATTGTAGTTATCCTTATTTCCTGAAAACATACCCAATTGTAAATTATTTAGTATAAATCGTATATCACCATTAGACGATTCTATTAAGTTTTTTAATTCATCTATATTTACTTTTATTTTTTCTTTTGCTACTATATATTTTACATAATCCAATATATCCTTATTATTTTGCTGTTGTATTTTTATATCACAACAATATTTTAGAATTGGTTTTAATGATTGTGCATATTTATTCTCACATATACAAATTATCGGGATTTTACTAGCAGTTATACAAGTTGTCAAATTTGTTATAAAACCATAATCACTTGATACATCTACATTATCAAATACTAATATATTTTTACCACCTTTTAAATTATTATTTGCATTTAATAATGGTTTTATATTATTAAAATATTCAATTGTTCGTTCATTATCATTTCCGGTATTTAATATATTGTAATTATATTTATTTAGCAATAAATCGGTTATTAATGATTTTCCTATTCCAGTTGAACCAAAAACTAACGCACATTTAGCAATATTGGTTGATTTCCAATTTAATAACCATTCTGTAAATATATTTATTGCGTTTTTATTTTCTATGATTTCTTCCAAATTACTTGGCTTATATTTTATTGACAACATTTATTAAAATTTAATAATATTTTTATTTTTAATCATTTTTTTAAATAAAATGTTTAGTAAATATATAGAATGGATAGTTTATCAAACTCAATGACCCCAATTGGGAAAATGTCGGGAGGAAGAAGTAGATCTAGAGCTCGTTCTGCTTCTCGTTCTAGAGCTCGTTCTCTTTCCAGAATGTTCTCGGGAGGAAGAAGACGCCGAACTCATCGATCTGGTGGAAGAAGACGCCATCGTTCTCGTTCAAGAGGACGAGCATAAATCAATTTATTTAATACAACCTAACTACCACCAAGTTATTTAGCTATTTAGCTATTTAGACATTTAGACATTCATATATTTATATTTCAACAAATATAAATATAAACACTTTTTTGTATCATTTATTAATGATTACTTGCTTTTTACAAGGTGGTATTGGAAACCAATTATTTCAAATTTTTGCAGTCATTTCTTATTCTCTCAAATATAAAACTCCTTTTAAATTTTTAAATTCTAAACAATTAGGCAGCGGTTCTACAACCATACGATATACCTATTGGGACACACTTTTAACTAAATTAAAAGGATTTTTAATTGATAATATACCTTCTAATATTTTTATCATTAGAGAGAAAGAATTTACGTATGAAACTGTTAGCATGGATTTTAAAACTAACCCAAATATTATGATTTACGGATATTTTCAAAGTTATAAATATTTTCAAGAACATTATGACATCATCTGCCGTTTTATTGGATTACATAAATTAAAAACCGATTTATTAACCAAATTAAACATGTCAAACGAAGATTTTGACAATACAATTAGCTTACATTTTCGTTACGGAGATTATAAAAAGGTCTCTCAATTTCATCCATTATTAACACATACTTATTATAAAAATGCATTAACTTATTTACATACCAAATTTCCTAACAAACCTTTTACTATTCTTTATTTTTTTGAAGACGAAGATATTGCCGAGGTTATGAATATAATCAATCTTCTCTCCATTGATTTTCCTTTATTTACATTTCAAAAGAGAGAATCATCATTAACTGATTACGACCAACTTATTCTAATGTCACTTTGTTATCATAATATAATAGCCAATAGTTCCTTTAGTTGGTGGTCTGCATATTTTAATAGCCATCCTGATAAAATAGTATGTTATCCTGCGGTATGGTTTGGTGAAAGTGCTAACAATAATACAAAGGATTTATGCCCTCATTCGTGGGTTAAAATATCTGTATAAACCATAATAAATATATAAAAACAACATAGAGCTAATTATATATTATATTTAATGGAATTAAATTTGGAAGATGTTAAACTTACACAAATTGAGATGGATTTAGCTTTGGAAAAAAATAAAATTATGCGACAACATGAAAAAGACCTTGATTTGTATTGTTTACATCATAAGTTATTAAATGTATTTAATTATTTCTTAAAAAATACTGCGGATAATCATTATTTTATTTATAAAATATTTGAGGTATTACAACAAAAGTATGCAACTGATGCTAATTTTATTGAAGTGTTAAAGCGTTATATGAATGGTCCTATCTTAGCAACCTCTTCAACTATAGGTGAAGATATATATAAATGTAAGAATAGACCTTTATTAAAAGATTTATTACATAATCTTGATATTGGCGTAAATTATAGATAAAAATAAATATAGCTATAATAATTTAAAATTATCACCAAGAATTAAACTGATGAATATAATCTGGTTCAGTTGTTAATTCTTGTTTAGATTTAATGGTATAATTTTTTTTTGTAATTCCTAATGAGTATATAATTAATAATATATTTTTAATTAATATTGAATTACCGTTATAAATATTTAAATCAATTATTAATTTATTATTATTTAATTCGTTTTCTCCATATTTATTTAATTTGAATTTTTTATTTGTTAAATAAATATTATAGTTACCAATTTCTTTATTTATAGGTGAATATTCAATTGTATATGTAAACAATTCAAATATAATATTTAAGAATCCATATACAACATATAATAATGAATATATTATTATTAATTGTTTGTTATAATTAATAACAATAATAAATGGACATATATATCCAATCATATCCCATAAATAAGGGGGTATTCGTTTAATTATAATATTATCTAAATCCTTATTCATGTTTAATCAATTAAATAAATATAAATTTAAAATCAATTTTATTTAAAAATTATTTATAACTGAATTAAATAATAACACAACACTACTTTAGTTTTATATATTAAACTATAATAGTGTTTAATAGACCTAGTAAATACTATTAATTGTATGCAATAAATTATATAATAATTAACTGGATACAGTATTTACTCATATTAGGTATATATATTATAATAAACAATTTAAATACATATTGAATTATGATATAATGGATTATACTCAAGTTAATCAGCAAATTGAATTGTTTAGTTTTAAGAATAAGTTGTTAATTTTATTAAATTCTTTTTTATACAGTTCTCCTCAAATGGATTTTACTTGTTTTAAAGAGATATTGTGTTTATTAGACAAAAAATATAATGATTATCATTCAGGTAATGATAAATGGATAAAATCCCTAAATGAAGCTATTAAGAATGGAATAATATCAATATCAATATCAACAATATCAACAAATATTATGGGTTGTAATAATGAGTTATTATTAAAAGATTTATTAAATAGCATTGATACTAGAATAAATTATAGTTAAAAATAAATATAGCTATAATAATTTAAAATTGATTTTAATTATATAAAATTTTAAATATATAATTAAAAATGAGTAAATGCGAACATAATAAACAAATATCACGGTGTAAAGAGTGTAAAGGAGGGAGTATTTGCGAACACATTAAACTAAGGTCACAATGTAAAAAATGTGGAGGGTGTGAAATATGCGAACATAATCAATATAAAGCATACTGTAAGGATTGTGGAGGTTCTCAAATATGCGAACATAATAAAAGAAGGTCCGGATGTAAAGAATGTAAAGGTTCTCAAATATGCGAACATAATAAAAACAAATCACACTGTAAAGAGTGTAAAGGTTCTCAAATATGCGAACATAATAAAATAAAATCCGGTTGTAAAGAGTGTAAAGGTTCTCAAATATGCGAACATAATAAAAACAAATCACAATGTAAAGAGTGTAAAGGTTCTCAAATATGCGAACACATTAAACTAAGGGCACAATGTAAAGAATGTAAAGGCTCTCAAATATGCGAACATAATAAAAACAAATCACAATGTAAAGAATGTAAAGGCTCTCAAATATGCGAACATAATAAATATAGGTCAGATTGTAAAACGTGTGGAGGTTCTAAACTATGTAAAAGTGAATGGTGTGAAACATATGGAAATAAAAAATACGAAGGATATTGTGTTGCTTGTTTTGTTAATAATCCAGAAAATCGTGATAAACCAGTAATATATAATTACAAAACAAAAGAAAAAGAGGTGGTTAATCGAATTACACAAACCTTCACAAATTTCAATTGGGTTGCAGATAAAAAAATTCAAAATGGGTGTTCTCGTCGTAGACCAGATTTATTATTAGATATGGGAACATATATTATAATTGTTGAAATAGATGAAAATAAACATACCGAATATGATTGTAGTTGTGAAAATAAACGATTAATGGAATTATCACAAGATTTACAACATAGACCTATTGTATTCATTCGTTTTAATCCAGATGATTATATTAATCAAGACAATCAATTAGTAAAATCTTGTTGGAGATTAAATAAATTAGGAGTTATACAAATTGTAAAAACTAAACAAAACGAATGGAATACTAGAATTGAATGTCTAAAACAACAAATTCAATATTGGATAGATAATCCAACCAAAAAAACAATAGAAATTATAGAATTATTTTATTAATTTCTATTGTATTTTTTAAATACTTATATTGAAAAATAATTAAAGATTTGTCAATATAAAAATGTATGAAATTAGAGTTTAATAATTCAAATACTTTTTGTATCTCTCTACAAAGCAACCCATCTAGATGGGAGAGAATGCAATCACGGTGTCAATCTTTTGAGTTAGATGTGACGAAATGCATTGGTTCAATAGGTGTGAATTTAGTTGATAATTTTGAAATAAATTTGTCAAGAGAACAAAAAGGTTGTTCTACATCTCATTTAAGAATTTATAAATATATGATAGAATATCAATTACCTTATGCTTTCATTTTAGAAGACGATGCTTGTTTTGATAAACAATGGAGAGAAAAATTAAAAGAAATAGAACCTATTTTAGACCAAGACCCAGAATGGGATTTAATCATGTTGAATGCATCCGAGCCAATTATACCGATAAACCAATGGACGTTACAAACCGAGCAATATTTAACGGCTGGATATATCATTTCATTGAAAGGAGCAACACATATTTTAAATTGGTTTCGCAATTGTTATTATTCAAGTGATTGGATGACAACCCGTCTGCAATTAGCAGGACATTCATATAGTTATTTTCCTTGGCTAATAATACAAGAAGGTAAAGATAGTTCAATCCAACCCAATTCAACAGAAGATTTTAAAAAAGTCCAACGATGTTTGAGAGAAATAGATTATTCGTTAGATAATTATGTATAACAGTTATTTATAATGAAGGTTATTTATAATGAAATTTAATCAATTCATCAACTGTATTATGATTGCTTTTTGAATTGAATGCAGATGTATTATGAATACGATGTTTCACTAAAACCGCTTTACAATTATAAAATTTTTTATTTTGCAGTCTTAATCGTATCCATAAATCATAATCTTCTATATTCCAATATGAGTTCCAATAACATAATTCTTTTCTAATAACAGAACTAGAGTTAATAATTGGATTCACTAATTTAAAATCATATAGACTAAAGTCGCCAATAGGTATAGATGGAATAATATGGTTTCTCTCGCCAAACCAAACACAATTACTACCAATCACATCATAATGCCCGAACATTTGAGATTGGACTGCTAACTTTTCAGGATGCCATATATCATCAACATCCAACAGAGCAATATAATGATATTTTGCGTGTTTTTTTAATTCGTTTAAAGTATTTGATTTATTTTTCAATGTAAAAAAATCAAATACTTTTATTTGATTGTATTTTTCATATTCTTTAGCTTTTATATAAACCGCAGAATTTTTTTCCCAACCATTAATACCAATTAATACTTCATAATTGGTAAAGGTTTGATTTAAAATAGAGCCAATTGATTCATCAATAAATTGGATACCGTTGTAAATAGGCATAAGAATGCTTACCATTTATATATAACACATTAAAAAATATTATTAAGGGGTTATAATTATTTAAAGATATATTTATTCATAATATAATAAAGTATGACTGAAATAAATAAAATTCAAACTTATGTAAATTCATTAGATGAAAATATTACTGCATTAGACTTATGCAACAAACAATTAACAATTCTTCCAGATTTATCTAAATTTACAAAATTAACTACATTATACTGTAATAATAATAACATTACTTCTCTTCCAGATAATTTATCCAACTCTTTACAAACTTTATGGTGTAGTAATAATCAACTTACTTCTCTTCCTGATAATTTACCAATTTCTTTAGAAAAATTATGCTGTTGTGATAATCAACTTACTTCTCTTCCTAATAATTTACCCAACTCTTTAAAAGAGTTAAAATGTTATAATAATCAACTTACTTCTCTTCCTGACAATTTACCCGACTCTTTATACTATTTAGAAGTTTTATCCTGTTATAATAATCAAATTACTTCTCTTCCTGACAATTTACCCGACTCTTTATTCTATTTAGACTGCATGTTTAATCAACTTACTTCTTTGCCTAATAATTTACCAACCTCTTTAAAATTATTACACTGTAATAATAATCAACTTACTTCTTTTCCAGATAAGTTACCTATTTCTTTATACTATTTAGACTGTAGTAATAATCAACTTACTTTTCTTCCTGATAATTTACCCAACTCTTTACAATATTTAAACTGCAGTTTAAATCAACTTACTTCTTTTCCTGATAATTTACCCGACTCTTTACAATATTTACACTGCAGTAATAATCAATTAATTATTTTACCAGATTTACCGTTAATAAACAGATTTGATTGTAACAATAATCCAACTCTTTTTATATTATATCCATTGTTATCACTTCATTTAAATTATACAAAAGACCTAATACATTGTATAAATGAAACAAATAGTTTACAACGAGTTCAACAACGATTAAAAATAATAAATCAAAATAATATATTATTAGAAATATATGAAAAGAAATATATGCATCCATCAAAAATACAAGAGCAAATTAATGCAAATATTGACAATAATAAATCAATTGATGAAATTATAGAAAACTATTTACAATTTTTATAATAAAAAAATGAATTATTTATAAATTTTTTTATTTACACCAAACTATAAACCATGAATGAAATTCAAACTTATTTAAATTTATTAGATGAAAATATTACTATATTAGATTTATCTAATAAACAATTAACAATCCTTCCAGATTTATCTAAATTTACAAAATTGACTAAATTAAACTGCATTTTAAATCAACTTACTTCTCTTCCGGAGAATTTACCCGACTCTTTACAAGATTTAAACTGCATTTCAAATCAGCTTACTTCTCTTCCTGATAATTTACCAAACTCTTTACAAAGCTTATTCTGTAGTAATAATCAACTTACTTCTCTTCCTGAAAAATTACCCAACTCTTTACAAACATTATACTGTGGTAATAATCAACTTACTTCTCTTCCTGATAATTTACCAAACTCTTTAAAATACTTAGACTTTAGTCATAATCAACTTACTTCTCTTCCTGATAATTTACCAAACTCTTTACAAGAGTTATACTGTGATAATAATCACCTTATTTATCTTCCTGAAAAATTACCCAACTCTTTACAACATTTAAAATGTTATAATAATCAACTTACTTCTCTTCCTGATAATTTACCCAACTCTTTACATACATTATACTGTAATAATAATCAACTCACTTCTCTGCCTGATAATTTACCTATTTCTTTACAAAAATTATACTGTTATAGTAATCAACTTACTTTTCTTCCTGATAATTTACCCGACTCTTTACAATATTTAAACTGCAGTTTAAATCAACTTACTTATCTTCCTAATAATTTACCTATTTCTTTACAAAAATTATACTGTTATAATAATCAACTTACTTATCTTCCTAATAATTTACCAAACTCTTTACAACTTTTAGACTGTAATTATAATCAAATTACTTCTCTTCCTGATAATTTACCAACTTCTTTAAAAGAATTATACTGTAATATTAATCAACTTTCTTATCTTCCTAATAATTTACCTATTTCTTTAAAAGAATTATCCTGCAGTTTAAATCAACTTACTTCTCTTCCTGATAATTTACCCGACTCTTTACAATATTTACACTGCAGTAATAATCAATTAATTATTTTACCAGATTTACCTTTAATAAACGCATTTTATTGTGACAATAATCCAACTCTTTTTATATTATATCCATTGTTATCACTTCATTTAAATTATACAAAAGACCTAATACATTATATAAATGAAACAAATAGTTTACAACGAGTTCAAGAACGATTACAACTTATCAATCAAAATAATATATTATTAGAAATATATGAAAAAAAATATATGCATCCAACTAAAATACAAGAGCAAATTAATAAAAATATTCATAATAATAAATCAATTGATGAAATAATAGAAAATTATTTACAGTTTTTATAAAAAAGTATTTTAATAAATTATTATTATGATAATAAATATATATTAAAAAAAAAAATGATTTAATTTTGATTATGATTAATTTACAATACTTATTTACTTATTAACTTAATACAAATTACGACGATGTCCGAAATTCAAGCTTATATAAATTTATTGAATGAAAATTCTATTATATTAGAATTATCAGATAAACACTTAACAATTCTTCCGGATTTATCTAAATTTACAAAATTAATCAAATTAAACTGCATGAATAATCAACTTACTTCTCTCCCTGAGAATTTACCTACTTCTTTAAAAGAATTATACTGTGATGATAATCAAATTACTGGTCTTCCTACTAATTTACCAAAGTCTTTAGAAAAATTATACTGCAGTAATAATCAAATTACTACTCTTCCTGAGAATTTGCCAAATTCTTTACAAAAATTATATTGCAATAATAATATTCAACTTACGTCTCTTCCATATAATTTACCAAATTCTTTAAAAGAGTTATGCTGTAATGATAATCAACTTACTTCTCTTCCAGATAATTTACCAAATTCTTTAAAATTATTATACTGTGAAAATAATCAACTTACTTCTCTTCCAGATAATTTACCAAATTCTTTAAAAGAGTTATACTGTGAAAATAATCATATTACGTCTCTTCCTAATAATTTACCAAATTCATTACAAAAAATATACTGTAAGCGTAATCAAATTACTTCTCTTCCTGCTAATTTACCAAATTCTTTAGATTATTTGGCGTGTAAAAATAATCAAATTACTTCTCTTCCTGAGAATTTACCACAATCGTTAATAAAGTTATACTGCAATAATAATCAAATTACTTCTCTTCCAAGTAATTTACCAAAATCTTTACATATTTTAGATTGTAGTTATAATAAAATTAAATATCTTCCAAGTAATTTACCAAAATTTTTATATATTTTAGATTGTAGTCATAATAAAATTAAATCTCTTCCAAGTAATTTACCAAAATCTTTAGATTGTAGTTTTAATAAAATTAAATCTCTTCCAAGTAATTTACCAAATACTTTACATATTTTAGATTGTAGTTTTAATAAAATTAAATCTCTTCCAAGTAATTTACCAAATAATTTAAAAGTATTAACCTGTAATAATAATCAACTTACTTCTCTTCCAAGTAATTTACCAAAATCTTTACAACATTTATACTGTAGTCATAATCAAATTATAAATCTTCCAAGTAATTTACCAAGCTCTTTACAACATTTATACTGTAGTCATAATCAAATTATAAATCTTCCTAATTTACCAAGCTCTTTACAGATATTAAACTGTAATTATAATCCAAATCTTGTCATATTATATCCATTTTTATTAAATATTGATATTATTATGTTTTATAATAACCAAATATTATATAATACTATTAATGAAACAAGTAGTTCTCTGCGTATCCAAGAACGATTACAAATCATAAATAAAAATAATATATTATTAGAAATGTATGAAAAGAAATATATGCATCCATCAAAAATACAAGACCAACTCAATGCAAATATTGACAATAATATTTCAATTGATGAAATTATAGAAAACTATTTACAGTTTTTATAAAATAAAAAATAAAATAAAAAAATTTTTTTATTTTTTTATAATAATAAATGTGTAAAAAAAAATGATTAGGTTATATATTACTTGTTTATTTACATAAAACTATAAAACATAATGATGACTATGATTGAACTTCAAACTTATTTAAATTTATTAGATGAAAATATTACTGCATTAGAATTATGCTACAAACAATTAACAATTCTTCCAGATTTATCTAGATTTACAAAATTAACTAGATTTTACTGCAATAATAATGAACTCGCTTATCTTCCAGAGAATTTACCAAACTCTTTGGTAATATTTGAATGTGACAATAATCAAATTACTTCTCTTCCAGAGAATTTACCAAACTCTTTAACAGTTTTACACTGTAATAATAATCAAATTAATTCTCTTCCAGAGAATTTACCAAACTCTTTAAAATCATTGTCCTGTAGTTATAATCAAATTACTTCTCTTCCATATAATTTACCAAATTCTTTAACAGTTTTACACTGTAATAATAATCAAATTACTTCTCTTCCAGATAATTTACCCAACTCTTTAACAACATTAAGCTGTAATTTTAATCAAATTACTTATCTTCCAGATAATTTACCAAATTCTTTAACAGTTTTACACTGTAATAATAATCAAATTACTTCTCTTCCAGAGAATTTACCAAACTCTTTAACAACATTAAGCTGTAATTTTAATCAAATTACTTCTCTTCCAGATAATTTACCAAACTCTTTAAAATCATTGTCCTGTAGTTATAATCAAATTACTTCTCTTCCAGATAATTTACCAAATTCTTTAGAAGAATTACATTGTAATAATAATCAAATTACTTCTCTTCCAGATAATTTACCAAACTCTTTGGTAATATTTGAATGTGACCATAATCAAATTACTTCTCTTCCAGATAATTTACCCAACTCTTTACGTTATTTATACTGTAATAATAATAACCTTACTTTTCTTCCTGATAATTTACCACAATACTTAACATATTTATACTGTAATTATAATCAAATTACTTTTCTACCTGAAAAAATACCACAATCCTTAACATATTTATACTGTCATGATAATAAAATTACTTATCTACCTGAAAAAATACCCAACTCGTTATGTCAGATCGAATGTAATAATAATCAAATTACTTCTCTACCTGAAAAAATACCCAACTCTTTACGTTATTTATACTGTCATGATAATAAAATCACTTCTCTTCCAGATAATTTACCAAACTATTTAAAATTATTAAGCTGTGACAAAAATAATATTACGTCTCTTCCATATAATTTACCAAACTCTTTAACAACATTAAGCTGCAATAATAATCAAATTACTTTTCTTCCTAATAATTTACCTATTTCTTTACAAACTTTATGGTGTAATAATAATAAAATTACTTCTCTACCTGAAAAAATACCACAATCCTTAACATATTTATCATGTAATAATAATCAACTTACTATTTTACCAGATTTACCTTTAACTTTAAACGCTCTTATATATAATGATCCAAATCTTTTCATATCATATCCATTATTAGAAATTGACGACGGTTACACTAATATCAACGATATATTTTATATAAATGAAATAAATAGTTCTCTGCGTATCCAAGAACGATTACAACTTATCAATAAAAATAATATATTATTAGAAACATATGAAAAGAAATATATGCATCCATTAAAAATACAAGAGCAAATAAATAAAAATATTAATAATAATAAATCCATTGATGAAATAATAGAAAATTATTTACAATTTTTATAAAAAAGTATTTTAATAAATTATTAGTATTATGATAATAATATATATTTAAAAAAAATGATTTGATTATATTTTTTTTGTAAATTACAACAATTAATAATTAACAACTAAGAAAATAACAATGACAATAACAATGACTGAAATTCAAGCTTATATAAATTTATTGGATGAAAATATTACTATATTAGAATTATCAGATAAACCATTAAAAATTCTTCCGGATTTATCTAAATTTACAAAATTAACTACATTATACTGTAATAATAATCAACTCACTTATCTTCCTGATAATTTACCCAACTCTTTACATACATTATACTGTAATAATAATCAACTCACTTCTCTTCCTGATAATTTACCCAACTCTTTACATACATTATACTGTAATAATAATCAACTTACTTCTCTTCCTGATAATTTACCCAACTCTTTACGTTATTTAAAGTGTTGTGATAATCAACTTACTTCTCTTCCTAATAATTTATCAAACTCTTTACGTTATTTAAACTGTTGTGATAATCAACTTACTTCTCTTTCAGATAAGTTACCAAACTCTTTGGTAATATTTGAATGTAATAATAATCAAATTACTTCTCTTCCAGATAATTTACCAAACTCTTTACAAAAATTATATTGTATTAGTAATCAACTCACTTTTCTTCCTAATAATTTACCACACTTTTTACGTTATTTATACTGTAATAATAATCAAATTACTTATCTACCTGAAAAAATACCCAACTCGTTATGTTATATCGAATGTAATAATAATCAACTCACTTCTCTTCCTAATAATTTACCACACTCTTTACGTTATTTATACTGTAATAATAATCAAATTACTTCTCTACCTGAAAAAATACCCAACTCTTTACGTTATTTATACTGTAATAATAATCAACTCACTTCTCTACCTGAAAAAATACCACAATCCTTAACATATTTATACTGTAATAATAATCTACTCACTTCTCTTCCAGATTTACCTATTTCTTTACAAACTTTATGGTGTAATAATAATCAAATTACTTCTCTACCTGAAAAAATACCACAATCCTTAACATATTTATCATGTAATAATAATCAACTTACTATTTTACCAGATTTACCTTTAACGTTAATAACTTTTATATATAATGATCCAAATCTTTTCATATCATATCCATTATTATTAGAAATTGACGACGGTTCTAATATAACTATCAACGAAATATTATATATAAATAAAATAAATAGTTCTCTGCGTATCCAAGAACGATTACAACTTATCAATAAAAATAATATATTATTAGAAATATATGAAAAGAAATATATGCATCCATTAAAAATACAAGAGCAAATAAATAAAAATATTGATAATAATAAATTCATTGATGAAATAATAGAAAATTATTTACAGTTTTTATAAAAAAATATTTGAATAAATTATTAGTATTATGAAAATAATATGTATTTAAAAAAAATGATTTGATTTTTTTGTTTTGTAAATTACAACAATTAACTACTAAGAAAATGACAATAACAATGACTGAAATTCAAG